CGGAGTCCTAGCTCCTCAGCTAGGACCAAGGTCCCAGGTCGTACCAAAAGGCGACCTGGGTCTTGCTTTCTCTGAAGGCGACCCTGTCCCTCAGCACGAGAAAGTTCTGACCGAAGCTACTCGGACGGAAGCATCCCGCAACCAAGAGCGAACGCTCACTGTAATGGATTTTAACGGCACGAGCCGCAAAAGTAGTTACAATGTAGCCTTCGTGACCACCACCACACTTCTTATAGGAAGGAGGTTCTGCCTCATCAATATTCGACACAATCCCTAGAGACTCGTACCCTTCCGGAACATATGCTCCGGCGGGGACGCGCCTCCTTAGGACAGGAGGAATCTGCTTAATGCAGAAGTCCCACGCTGGCTTAAACCTCGCATCACAGGATCGTCCACCAGCCCAGCGATGGGCCAGAAGACGAATCTGATTTGCAAGAATTATCCAGTCGATAGGCCTGGTAGGTATATCTTTAAGATATATCGGTCGCACGTCGTCACCCAGGAACCAGTCCTTCCCGCACGACTCCCGAAAGGGACCGCTCGAGAAAGATTTGGTTTTGTTTACGATAAAGCCGCAAGATTCAAGTACGCGGACGACTTCACCGTAAGCCCCTGAGGGGACTACGATGTCGTCGCCGAATACATTGACCCAGAAGCTATTGTAACCCAGGTGTTCGACTACAGCCGAAGAAAGCGACCAGAAGATCAGTGACTCGAGGTCAAACGTGGCCCCATTACCCATACTGGAGAATTTATGATAGCGAATCACTTCGCCGTCAAGTTCGCCAAAATGAGAACGGGCGCTGTCTAACCAAGAGAACCAGTCTTCTGGCAAAAGATCGCGAACCAGCTCGATACAGATTGTATCGGAAGCTCCTTCGAGATCAATTGTAGCCAACGAATTATCGATCGAACCGAGCCGAGCCAGCCTCTGATTCAGAGTCTGATCGTCAAGGTCAACGCGAGCTCGCTGTTTCAAGCGTCTTCTAATCATACGGCCGAGGCCATTTTGAAAGAAGACGTTGATATGCGGCTCGACGGCGATCGTACGGTGGGTTTTCGCTGTCTTCGGAACGAAAGTGATCTTGTTTCCCTTCACAATGGGCATTATCGGATTTACGATAACGCCATAGTCCTCTCCTGCAAGCAGGGCTGACCACGAAGGGAGCAATGGCATCGCTAAGCGAGCATTGCACAAGAACGCACCAGTGACATCAGGCCGAGCTTCGAATTTCTTCGAAGCACCGACCAAGGGACCTTTGCAGCTACTTGTCGAGCCAGGCCCCCACCGCGACGTAGAGAGGAGTTCATCGAGGTCGAAACGCCCTAGGACTTGAGCGATTTTTCGCTGAGCGACAAATAAAATGTCGTTCAGGAAAGGGTCAGTGACCCTTTCTCGCATAAGTCGGAAGCGACGGTTCGAAATTCGACAATGCTCTTCATATTTCAGAAAGGCCTCCTTAGCCACTTTCCTCGGATCTCCAAAGGTAAAACCTTTGAACTTCTTAAGGAAGGCAGAATTAAGAGAGGTCAGTCTGGCGGTGTCCAAATTACTGAGGTTAGTTGGGACAGCCTCCGGCTCAACGCTCCAGTCGACTTGCGTCGACGGTAGCTTCGAGCCGGGGAGAAGCCGAACTAATTTCGCAACTTGGGTCAGTGCGATTTCACGGCTGACTTGCTCCGAGAGGAGCCGGGTCAGCTGAGGACGCTGAGAAGCGGTCATCTTGAGCCTTTACTGCGGCTAAAAAGCCGCGTTTGCTGGAAACGCCTGTGAAGATACCGAGGCCCAAAACGAGGAGGGCGCAAGCAATGAACAGGCCGGTCTTACGATCAGCCAATATCACTGCAAGCAACATCCCGATGAGGACCGCGGCTCCCAAGAAATCGAGAACGTCCATGGTAATTGCTTACCAGGGCGACTCGAGATCCTGGACAGCCGAGGTGATCACGGCGTCCGCCAGAAGGCTCTTGACATACGCCAGAGCATCCTTCCGCACGTCGATGGTGGAGCGTTCAGGGATGATGAACTCACCCTTGAACACAACATCATAGGCGACGGTAGGAGCCGGGGCGATGCCAGACACTGTCGAGTTCGACGTGTTTTCCAGCACCGGGCGGACGACGGTGACAGTCAACTTGGTGTTGCGCTGTTGCTTGGTCGCCTTCCGCGTTGCAATGGAAACCATCGGGAACCCGACAGCGATGCCGCCAGAGCGATCCTCATACGAGATCACACTCACGCCGGGGATGTTACCATCACCGGAGTTGGGGTTGAACGTATGAGCGACAGGCGTAGCCTGTCCATCGTTCAGGACGAGATTGGCACGAGCAGCCATTTTTACCTCTTGAAGAGTTGATTAATGAGAGCAAGACCCGAAAGGGCCTTGGAAATCCCAAAAGAGCCGGGATAAACCAATGGAGGAGGAGACGGAAACGAAGAGAGCACAGTTCTGGTCTTACGATCGAGATCGTAGCGACGAGAAAGGCCATCGACGTAAACGTTATTCTTACCTTTGGCAACCCTGACCCATACAGTCGAGTGGTTCTCAGTTCGTCGCTGCGACAAGATGCCTCGTTTAAAAACGAGACCTCGAGTGGCAGAGAGCTGACCCAGATAGGACCCAATGGGCAAAAACCAATCTACAACAAAAGAGTAAGGAAGTAATTCCCAACTCAGAAGAAGCGGATCGGTGATGCCAGTTGAAGCCATCCGGGCAGCGAACTGATTATCCTCCACGAACTCGATGATATATTTGGATTCAACCAGGACGTCAGAGTACGCGTATTCATTCGAACCAGGGAGATAACCGCCCAACTGATAGACAAGATATCTATCTTGCTGGTAGGAGTCTCGATGAGTCGCTTGAACACGAGTAGGTCTGTTATCCAGGAAGGTCTTTGCTAAAAGCTCGGACGCTCCGTATATATCAGAAAGCAGTGGACGCCATCCGTAACTGTACTCAAGCCAATAATTAGCAAGGTTATCGCGAGACGGGCGGATTTCCTTTCGGAGATCACGACCAGAATAGCGAAGGCCGAACAAATTAGAAGCGTGACGCAGATTACCTCGACGGATGGCAAGGGCGGCAGACGCAATCCGATTGACATTCTTAGAGATCAAACTAACTGTCTGTTTCCTCTCGACAAACGACTGCGCAAGGTTGATGCTCGAATCTTTGAGCCTGTTAAGGATCTTAGCTCGAGCAGCATACTCGGTAGCCGCTGCAGAGGGGTTATAGAACGGAAAGGATGACCCCGTAAGTTGTTCATAACAGAAGCCTCGGTAACCCGTCCAGGTCCCGTAATAACTGTGGATACCGCCATACGAGCCGGAACTATACTGAGTATAGGACCGAGTCGCAGAGAAGTTATTCCACGGTAAATCGCGACGATGCTGATAGGTTCTGAAGCCTGCCGTCTTAACGGAGTTCCAAGTCCCACTTTCCTGTGAGGACAGCTGATTAGCCAAAAGTACAGAGGCGCCCGTATAGTCAATAACATAGCAACTCGCGTTGCGCACGTTACCGGCGAACGGAGGCTTGTGCAGAAGGTTCATTAGCTGCTCCAAAGGTGGTGAGGTTGAAACGGCGAAAGCCGGACGTCCCATCGGGTCTAAACCGATGGTAAGCCTAAGAGGCGGACGTCTA